TGGGGCAATATTGCCTTTGAGTGTATTTGTCGTGCTGTCTTATAATTTCTGCACGAAGTAAAGAAAGCATACCCTCTTTAATTGCCGTATCTTTCTTGTGTACGCCTTTCACATATACAATAACGCCGCTTATTACTGCCGCTGTCAGTGATGATATAACTGTTGAAATAATAGTTGTCATTGCTTCTCTGTCACCTCGCTTTGCTCAGCTGTTTGTTGAGTGCCAACAGCTTTTTCCAGCGCTGTTACTTTCGCCCATAAATCGTTAATATACGAAAATACATTTTCGGCGAAAGCTTTTAGTGTTTCATTGTTTTCGCCCTCATAATTATAAATGATATACGATTCGCTCAAATTGAGTTGCGCTGGAACAATTGTTAATTTTGAACTTGGGTAATGCCCATCCATATCAGAACTAACAAGCATAAGGCCATTATCCATACTAACAAACTCATAAATCGGATTCTTATTTTCATCTTTTTTGGTTGTTGATGCAAGTAACTTGTGCTTTCCTCTTGGAATGTTCAAGCTTTGAACTGTCAAATCATATAAGTTGTGGCCGAAGCTTATACAATTATCGTTACTGATTTCTGAGATGTCTGTCTGTTGATAACAGTTTCCGTCCACACGAACACTCAATTCAAATGTAGTAATATCAAAGAATGAGTTTTTAAAATATCCTTTTTGTGCTGCATTGTTTATTGTTAATTCATCGTAATTTTGTGAAATATCACCAATGTAAAGAACATCTGTGACATTTTTTTCCGTGTCGAAAAGGAGCTTGATAATATCACCTTTATTTACCTTTAGTGTAAAGGGCGTGAAGTCGGTCGTGCCCGGAAAGCCGATTAACATATCGCCACTTTCAGCAATATCGTATCTGCCTGAAGCAGTTATGGCTGTTAACATATCTGATTTTTTCAAAACAGTTGAACCGTTATTGAGCGAAAGTGTCGTTTTGGGTCTGTTAAAACTTAAACCGTTGTCAGCGTCAAAACTGCACTGACGGTTGTTGAGTGCAGAATTTACTGTCTTAAGTTCATTTTGTAATTCTTTTTCCGTAACTCCATAATATTCCGTCCAGTCGTCATTCGCCTCTTCGGGTATGTTATCTATGCAATAGCAACCGTAACCGTTTTGGATATTTACTGTGTTTTCCTTTAAGAATAGCAAGTTTCCCTTGTCAAGCTTAAACTTCTCGACGCCGTTATATGTAATGGATGTTTCGGCGATTGCTTCATATCCGCCGTCTGTAATCTCTGTAAGTTCAAGAACCCCTGAGCACGGTGTTCTTGGTAGATTTTGGAGTGCGGTGTAGTCGGTTGTGCCGGGAACTCCTTGGATTCCTTGTTCACCTTGAGGACCTTGTTCGCCTTTTTCACCTTTAAGCTCTCCGTTTTCAAGTTTTTGTGTAATTTCATCAGTAACATCATTTGCTTTATCAGTTGCTTCCTGTGCTTTCAGAGTAGCTTCGGTTAACGCTGAATATTCATTAGTCGAAACAAGATGTTCTTCATTGGAAAGTACTCCATACACTTCAATACTAAATCTCGGCGAAGTAAGTAATTGAGAGCCGGATGAATTCTCACTGTAAATCCTTAATTCACAATTAACAGTGCCTTCCGCACTAATGCACTGCTTTGTCGGCTCAAAAATTACTAATCCGCTTTCTATTTTGCAATTAGAATATATAATATTTTCATCCGGCTTTTTGGCATATACAGTTACAATCATATTTTCATCAAGATTAAAAGTTTTTCCGCCGTCAGTTAAAGAAATCACTATTTTTCGTGAGTTCACATCATTTTTCTTGATGTCAACGGACCACTGAACTCCGTTTTTTTGTAAATCAAGCGATTTTCGATAACATTGCTTATTCATATAATCACCTCTTGACCTAATTATACAAAAAGAACGAGGGTGTTCGTCACACCCTCGTTTTAGTTATTTAAGCCAATATTTTTTGATATATGAAATGACATCCGTTCTGCTTCCGTAAACTCCTGTTTTCGTCATTATTGTAATGATTTTTGCTTTTTCGTCTGCGTTACCTTTGATATATTTTTCTTTATACATATTAGTAATAGAAGTTCTTATACCAAATACTGCGTTATCCTGCGTCATTCCGTTTTTCATTTTGGCTTTTATTCTGCCATTCACATATTTTTTTATAGTGCTTGTATCATTTGATTTAAACGCTTCAACCATAGCTTCTGTATTGTAAGACGAAGCTTCCCAATTTGTAAAATCTTCATCGTCAAAATAGCCTGTTGATTTAAGTTTAGTTTTAATTTGACTGCGCTTTGAATTATCAGAAGATAAATATTCTTCTTTAAAAGCACTTGAAAGTGATGATTTAATACTTTTTTCAGCCTCGCTTCTTGATTTACCGTTATTCATATCAGTTTGTATATTTCCGTTAATAACAGTATCAATTGTACTTTTTTCACCGCTGTTTATAGCATTAACTAAATCTTGCTTATTATATAGCTTGCTTTCGTTGTCACTGCTTTCTTTACTCAAATCAACTTTATCAATCGCGGATTTTATTGTGTTTTTATCAATTCCGCTTGATATAAGCGTTTCAAGCGCTTCCTTATATTTTTTATCTTCGCCCTCTGCTTTATATCCTGCTGCTTTTTCTATTTCAGAAGAATACGATTTTATGGCTTTATATGAAAGCTCATAATTAAATCCGTCATCTTCAAGTTCCTTGGCAGTACTTATTGCTTTGGATATATCATTGTTTAAATATGCAAGGCCGGCTTCGGCAACACGCTTGTCGTTTTCTATCAAGCCCTTCTTGATATAATTATCGGGATTAGAAACATTATCCGCAAGGCGCTTATACATTTCCTTGTCACCGTTTTCAATTGCTTCATATATCATTTGTTGCTTGTCTTTTTCAGGGAATAAGTCAAGGCCAAATATAGCAAGCACATCATCAGTAACCAACGATTCTTTGATACCGTCCATAGTAGCCGATTTGAGAGCTGATTTATTTACCTTAAGGCCTATTGTTATTCCCTTATGTACCATATTATAAACACTTCGAACATCTCTCGCAACATTTTCAATAGGCCACCCAATAAATGCGCCAAGTGCACCCGCAATATTCTGCACCTTTTTCCATGGTGTTAAGTTATTGCTCCAAAGATTTTTTACCGCACTAACCAAATCGCTTACACTATCCATATCGGCTCTTGTAACATCATAACCTTTAAAAATATTTGCGACATCCTTAACAAATGCAATTTGATTAACCGGATTTGCATTATCAATAAAGTTTGGAATAAGTTCGGCTAAATAGGTTTCAAAATATGTCTTGTCGTCATCGTCGTTTCTTGCAGCAGTCACTATTGACTGTAACAACGAGTTTATAACGCTGGCAATTACAAGCGAAGCAATAATTGTTGTAGCTTGCTTCTTGCTAAACTTTCCGCGCTTTGCCTGAACGGTTGCATTTACAAGCATATTAAGGGAAGTAGTCGGCTCTGCCATAAATGCCGTTGCCATTTTTACCGCTCCGTTTTTTGAACGCATAAGGGCAGAACGAGAAAATACCGAATCATATACCTGTGTTTTTGTTATAACCTCGGTAAATCGTTCCCCTGCTTTTTGCAAGCTTTCTTCAGTTGATAAATCAGGAAACTTGTCCTTTGTTTCCGCCTTGCATGCATTCCATATGTGCGCCCAGGTTATTTCATCAGCTTTTGAAGCAAAGTAACCCATTGCTTCATCACGAAATGCACCGTCTTTAAAAAATGCAGGAACTTTTTCCAAGCCCTTATAATCAGCATTGTTAAGATAGTCAACTGTGCTTTGTGCCATATTGGTATCGAAGTATCCCATTTCCTTAATAATGGCAACCGGTGCATATTTTTTTATTTCATCATAACTGCGCTTCGTAAATGTTGTTTTAGCAAAATACTTTGCGTCAATGATTGATAATGCTCTGCCTATTGCCGACGGTTGCTGAATTGCAACGGAAGCCGAAGCGAAAACAGCATTTTTCTTGAATAAGCTCGTAAGCTTATCAACTATGTCTGAACCGGGTTCGCGAATTACACCGCCGTTTATATCTTCAATTAACTTTGATATATACGATATTGCTTCATTTCCGTAATTCTTTTTGATTTTTTCTTTAATTGAAGTTAAATTGTTTGAACCGTCAATATCAGAATAGTTATATACTTTATCAAAATTTTCAAGCGGTAATGTAAAAGCGTGATATTTCGTCATATCATCAATGTGTGTTGCCCAAACACTATCAAATCCGTCAAGAATAAGAGCCTGCTCTGCACCTTCCACCGTTGCGTTAGTCATTCCTGAATTCTTTATCTTTTTAGAGCCTTTAATCATTGAGCTTTTTTCAGGAAGTGAATCGCCGTCAACTTTCATCGGAAAATAATTTTGCTCTTTAAATAACTCAACATCATAAAGCTGGCGCGTTACTTCATTGCCTTTTTCCGCCATTTCAGTTGAAAGATAATTAACCATATCCCTAACATATGCTTTTTGTTCTTCCGTGAGCAGATTAGTCAAGTATTGCAAGTCCTGCTTGCTTAATTTATGTGTTGAGTATTCATTGCTTTTCTTTTTATTCTTGGTGTCGGCAAATTTAATGCCACCGTGCAAAATATGATTTTTCGCTTGTTCTCTTCGGCTTAAAGCATACAATGCCATTAAATCTTCCAAATCAAATTTAAGTTTTTCGCCTAACGAAGCTTCATACTCCGTGATTTTTCCAAAATCCCAATTCTTCCAATTATACTTTTCTCGAATATCATCAGCATAATTTTTGCTGTCGCTGATAGTTACCGCCCATGTATCTTCACCTTTTCTGACATCACGGTAAAGTTTAAGCAACTCATCACTGCCAAGATATTCAAAAAAGTATTCCGGCTTCATTGAATTATATCCAAGAGATTGCAAGTATTTGTTTTTAATTTGTTTTACAGATATATTTTCGATTTCGCTGTTGACCTTGGCTGCGGATTTTTCTATCGTCTTGTTTCTTTCGTAACCAAAAAGCTTATTTGCTTTGCCGATAGTATTAAGTGTCATTGATACAACATCATCAAGCTTTGAAAGCTCTCTTGAATTTAACATTGCTACGGTTTTATTTCCAATAGAATTTTCTAAAGCCGCTAAATCTTTCATTAACCAATCATTGTATAAATCGGTAATATAGTTATATGTATCGGTTTCGCCGGCACTCAGCTGAGTAAAACTATCATTAAGATTTTTTATTTTATCAAGAATCATATCATCAAACTTCGTATCCGTTGTAACGGTATAGACTAAATCTCTTACTGATTCAACCATATTATTAGGAATATGTTTAGTTTTTGTTTGCTTTGCGAGCGAAGCGATTCTTGATAAATTACGCTTAATTCTCTTTCTGTATTCTGCTTTAAGCTTTTCTTCTTTATAGTTTTGCCTGAATTCTGCTTTATATTGAATAGTGTCTCTATACAAATCAGACCTATATTGTTGATTTTTGTGAACTTGTTCTTTTCTAAATGCAGAAAATTCCTTTTTATGCTTTACTTTTTCCTCTGCAAGCTCCTTACGATATTTCGCAACTTGTTCAGCATATTTTGATTTAGCTTTTAAAAATCTCTTTTCGTTTTTATCCGCTTTTGTTTCAAGCAGCGGTGTTCGAAAATATGTTGAAAGAATATCATTTGCCAGGCTTTCCAAATATTCTTCTTTGCTGTAACCGTAATGATTTGCGATTGTTTTATCCCGGTAGGTATTAACCAAATCTAACAGAGCAATCGGCAAATCCTGCGAGTTATCACTCGGCATCAGATTACCAAACATTTCTTCCATTTCATTTGATAAATCATCAAGCAAAATTCCGTCATCGGTAATATTAAGCTTACCTCTTGCCGCATTTTTATATTTTCCGTAACTGCCGAAGTAATATGCAACTTCATTTTTTTGCTTTTCTGAAAGCTTTATTTTCGTATTTTTAAGATAATCAAGCATTTCCTGCTCACTTTCGGTAGGCTGGTATTTCTGCACTTTTTCATTATCAATAAGCTTTTCAGCAAGGTTATATGCTTCATTAAATAACTCCTGCGAACTGTCGGCTTTATACCAATTTTTCATAATTGCACCTACTTCAATACCGGTCATTCTTGTAGGTGTAAACTTGATTATCTTTCTGCCTGCTGCAACCAATGCATTTGTGCTTACTTCCCTGCCGTTAGTAAGTTCAAATTGGTGCTTTAAAATTTCATTAACTTCCTTAAGGTGCTTGTTTTCACGCTTAAGTTCTAAGTATTCGGAATAATCTACATCACGAGAAAATAATGCGCTTTCGCCTATATTTCCCTCTGGTCTACTATTATATCCATAGTGTTTAAGTACACTTTCTGGCAATATATCCGGGAAATAATTATTGACATAATCAAGTAAATTGGATATACTAATTGTAGAAGTAGTAAGAGCTGTACCGTTTACCGGTCGAAACTCTGGCTCGTCAAGAGCGGCTACTTCTTTTTTTGCGTTTACAGCATATAAAACATCAATTGATTGAACTTCATTTGTATGCTTATTTACAACAAAAGAAACTATATAAGGTTCATTATTATTGTTTTTAGCTATACCTATTAGTGCGTAGCTGTTTTCTATATATTCACTTCTTGGTATCAGTTCGTTAATTCTAATTGAATTTCCTAGTATATCACCAATATTCACAACAACAGGTGCATTTACACCAAGCCTTCTGTCAAGCGAATGTCTTATGGCTGACTTTGAAACAATAATATCAGTGTCAATATCATTTACATATATTACAGCATTTCCGTTTTCATTTACTCTTCCGATTTTTTTAGCATTGCTTATGGCTCTTTCAATTATATTTTTTCTACTAATTGAATTTGCTTTGTAATCAACGCTATCATCAATCCTTGTAATCTTCATATCCGGCTTTTTAATCAGTTCATCATATGAATAATCTACATCACGAGAAAATCTAACATCCTCGTTTTCGGTAGGTGTAAGATTATCGGCAAGTTTAATTTGATTTGAATTAAATGCTATATATTCTTCATCACCGTTATTTACTCCGTCATATCCAAGATTTTCAAGATACTCTCTTGCTTTAACACCTGCGTTATTTTGGTCTTGAAATTTGCGCAGTGCCATATATCCCATTCGTTCACTTGCCGGGTTCGTAATATTGATATAATAAGCGTTGACATTACTGCCATAGCCTTTAGCATCAATTTCCCAAGGGCTGAAAAACATTCCCTGAATATCCATATTTGACCTGCCTTTTGGTTTATCAAAAACAGTAAAGTTTTCGGTTGTACCGTGGTATACTTTTAACAAATTGCCGTCTTCGTCACGAACCTTTGATTTTTTGAAATACTCCGCCTGCTGCTGTGTAAGTTTATTTCCGTCGCTATCAATATCAAGTGAAAATTTTGTTTCATTATTATTGACATTTGAAGCATTATTTGATATATTATCTGTACGAGACAGTTCGTTGCTATTTAAACCTCTGGATATTTTATCCTTTGCGTTCAGTGCGACTGTCTCGTTTTTATTTTGCAAAGTCATATTATGAATATAAAACTTATTTTCAACAGGAGTTTTCTTTATTTTTATTTCCACATTATAATTTTCACCGTCAACTATTGCAGGATGACTAAGCACTAAAAATGGACTACCCTTTTTTGAGTGGTAGTTTTTTTCATTTTCATTAACTACCTCTGCATACCTAATCATATCAGGCAAGCTGTCAACAACAGCTATTTTTGCAGTTTTAATTTTACGCGGTAATGAAAAAAATCTTTTGCCCGATGATAAAGTTTCCCTAATTCCGTCTTTTGTTATTGAAACTACAATATCCGTATCAGCATTTACAATAATATTTTTATTGTTTTGATTGAAAAAGTTATCGTTATCAAGAGTTGATATAACTCTTTTTTGAATATTAACAAAATCATTAAGGGTTCTTGCTGTATTTGGTATACCATACTTGTCTAATTTTTCATTAGAGTTAATATCAACATCAGCAAATTTACCGAGTGTCACGGAATTTTTAGTATTTTCCTCAACTTCGGTACCGCTATGAAGGTTTTCACTTGCATTATCAAGCATATCAAGAAACTGCTTACGGATGTTTTCGGCTCTTTTTTGCTCCATTCCCATAGCGTTCCTTGCAGCCGTCTGCAAATTAGAAGTAGCAATCACATTTTTAATTTTTTCTATAACAGATTTAAGAAAATCAGTGATTGTTTCAATAATGCTTTTCTTTTCAGGCTCGGTTTTATTCTCATCAAGCCATTTTGCGAAATCTTCTATTCCTTCATCAGTTGAAAAAAGGCCTGATACAGCGTCGTTGGTAAGCTCGTCTATTGCCTCTGCTCTTGTCTTTGACCCCTCAGCCTTAGTATATGTATCAATATATGCGTCAACAAGGGCATTAAAATTTTCAGCACCCCTAAAATCAACATACCAATCACGAATTGCACTTTGAATTTTTTTATATTCTTTTTCATTATAAGCAAGTCCAAATTCGCCAAGTTCGTGAATAAGCGCATTATACTCACCGCTTCCGTCTGCATTTATAATAATTTTAGCAAGTGACGGTATAAACTGTCCGTTTCCGGCTTTTTTTCCGTCTGAATGTCGCTCAATATCAACTCTTGTTTTCTTTGCAACTTTTATAAATACATCATCAATAGTGCTGTCGCTGTTTGATATATTTTTGTATTCACCTTCAATGTGCCTTTCGGTTTTTGCAGGTGATTTTTTATTATCTCTCAAGCTTTCAACATACTTATCATAATTCAAAGTATCTGTTTGCCCTGCACGGTAAATGTTAATTGCGCTATCACCAAGAAGCTTTATTGATGAGTTGAAAACAGGATTTTTCTTTACGAATTCAGCAAAAGGCACATCAGGTTTAGCAACACCCAAATCATATATTAGTTTTGCCTGCGAAACATAAGTTCTAATATCACCGTTAAAATTTTTAGGTTCATTTTTGCTTAAATTAAGATAAACAGCATTTGCCCCGGCATCACCGAAGTTTGCACTTGCTATTTCATTCACAAGAAGCTTTTGTAAATTATTCTCAATCGAAATATCATTGTAGCTTATTTTTCCGGCTGATGTTCTTAATTTCAATTCAGCACTGTCACGGTTTATTTCAAATGGATGTTTACCGTCAATTCTTACATTTGCCTGCTGTCCGTCTTCAAAAGTCACCGTTGCATTAACATTGTATCTTGGATTGTCGCTTTGGTATTCTGCTGTAAGCACTTCTTTAGGCGTTTTAACATCATCTGTTACACTTTGTGCATTTTCTTCAAAAGCTTCATTTTGAGCGTTTTCGGCTCTTTGCTGATATTTATTATATCCGTCATAAGTAAAGCTGTAATCGGTATATCCGCTCTTTAGTTTTGTTGATAAATCTGCAAGCGATGAAACGCTTATATTTTCCCTCGTGAAATCCGAACCGAACTGTTCATTGATTGCATTGATTGCCTTGTCGCTGTCAGCTATTGATTTGGCGTCATATTTAGTAAGGTCAAATCCGTTAACCATTTTATTTATAACTTTGTTAATTCTGCTTTCGTTTTCTTCGCCTTTTACAGCATTTGCAATATTTTCCTTAAAGCCTTCTTTCGCTATCTCTGTTTGAAGCTGGCCAAGTCTTTTAGCATTAAGCTTGCTATAATCAATTTCGCTGTCATTTATCGAATCCCCGGCAAGAACATCAACATTATTATAAGCATTACTGTTTTTATACTTTTTAGCTTTGCTTTGTAATTCTTCGGCATATTTATATGCCTTGCTTTTTTTGTCTTTGGAAAGCCCGGTATCAATAAGTGATTTTATTTCATCTGAATTTTGCTTTTTTACTTCATCGCCGAGTTCCCTTGCATTTACATCATTAAATGCATATTTGTTGATTGCAGTTCCGACACTTCCGACAACTGCACCTGAAAGTGCGCCACCGAGGAACGATTCGCCTACTTGCATTCCGAAATCTTTTGCAACCGTACTTTTAGCCTGCTGCTTTGTTGCACCCTCTGAAATATAATTATTATATTTTTGCGATAATTCAGACATATCACCGTTTATAATTTGGTCGGTTATTGCGTTAGAAATATCTGTAAATGCTTCTTCAGAACCCTCCGTAAATGATTGCTTAAGGGCATCAGTCACAGCATTAAATACACCTGTTCTGCCCGTTGCTTGCAATTTCTTAAATTTATCAAGTGAAATTTTTTCAAAAAGTGATTCTGCAATGCCTGCCGCAGTAGCAGTATATAAAGCCTTGTCTGCGCTTAACCCGCGTTCTGTTGCTTCAACCGCAGTATTCGCAGCTGCACCGCAACTCATTATTCCAAGGGTAACCGGTTCGGGCAAATACGCTATTGAAAGCATATCGGCAACACTTAATCCGGTTTGGTCTAAAAATGATACTACTTTGCCGGCAGTATCACTACCGCTTTTCTTTTTCACATAATTATATAAATTTTTCGTGTTTTCTTCTTGCACTGCATTTCTAAAATTCGTTGCAATAAATCCTGAAGTATTGGTGTCCATAGGCCTGTATTCGTCTGATACAGCATTTTCCACACCTTGCTGAATCATATCGGGAACAGCCGCAACTTGCCCTATTTGTGCAGCTACATATGCACCTCTTGAAAGAACCGGGTGTTTATCGGCAAATTCTTTAGCCGAATCCGTTATTTTTTTCGTTTCCTGCTTATTCATATTCGAAGAATATGTATCAATCAGGCTTTCGGCATCATATCCACGCTTTTTAATTTCTTTAACAGCAGATTTATATGATTTATCGTACATTGTGTAATTTTCGGCTGAAACATTATCACCGAACGCCACCTGTCCGCTTTGCTTGGAACGATTATATTCTTTAAGGGAAATATCGGCTTTTAGTTTGCTTTGATACGCCAAATCAACAAGTTTGCTTATTTCGTTGTTTTTCAAAATCTTATTATTTTTATCTTGCTTCTCATAATAAGCTGATTCTTTAAGATATTGCATTTGAGAATTTTTGCTTTTTCTCTGCATATCGGCAGATTCAACCTTATGCTCTGAAGAAGTTGTATCTTCGCCCGAAAGCTTATCGGTCACATATTCCATTCGTGAAAGAATACTGTTTTTCTTTTGTCCTACACCGTTGATTCTTTCATATTCTTCTTTAAGCTTGTCATATGCTGTTCTTTTTTCCTCTTTGCTTTTTTGCGCAGATTGAAAATTCTTTTTAGCCTGCGAACTTGAAACGCTGTCAAAAGGGTTAATCATATTTAGCACTGATTTCAGCTGCTTGCCGGAGCTTTCGTTAATGCTTTTCTTTTGCTCTTTAGCGTACGCTTTGGTATTTCTTTTATAATCATCATAATAAAGCTTATATGTACCGGCTGATATATTATCTCGGTTTTTTGTTGCGCCCTCATACATTGATTTAGAATACTCATAATTATCCTTTTTCTGCTTTTCTTCATCACGCTTTTTAGCTTTTTTTCTCAACAATTCATAATCAATAGCCATAGTTTTCTCCTTACATAAGATTATAGTGGTCTAAAAGCCATTCTTCTTGTTCATCATTTATTATCTTTTTATCCTTTAAAGATTTAATCACATTTACCCTACCGTAATCAGTTGAGTTACTTCCGATTTGCTGTAACATACCGTTTGGAATTTTCAGCGTTTCCTGCTCTTTCTTCGCCTTTTCATCCAAATCTTTAGGAATTGAGGCAGTATTATCATTAGATTTGGTATCATCGGCAGTAGCAGTATATGAATAGGAATTTCCCTTACTGCTGCCACCTGACCGCCTACCGCTTGAACTTCTACCGCTGCTCTTCGGAGCAGTATATTTATACTGCTTATAAATACCGTCTGCTTGGTACTGAGTAATATTGCCTTTTTTCACCTGATTTTGAAGGTAAGCTTTCATACCTTTGTTATCTTTCTTGTCACGGTAACTGTCTGCCTTGTCGGCGGCGATAGAAACATTAACTTCATTCATTGCCCAGTATTCGTCTCGCTTATTTTCTTTCTTTTCTTCTTTGAGCTTATTGTTATTCCAATAGCGTTCATTTTTTGCTTCGACTTGGTCATTCATAGCGTTTTGCTCATTCCAATATTGTTGATACCAAAAATCTTTATTATCAGCATAATTATTAACAGCATTAGCATTTTCTTGATTTGACCTTCCTGCTGCCGAATTCACAATATCCGCCCATGCATTTTTCCTATTCAAATTACTGTTTTCAGCGTTTTGATAGCCTTCTATTGCAGCTTCATAATTTGTCAAATCCTTTTGTCTTAAAGCGTCATATTCATTTTGCGCCATTTGGTAATAAGACGGAAGCGCGCTATCTGCATTTGCCTGATATGCATTATCAGTTTGCATTGCGACCTGCGGCGAGTATGTAGAGCCGTAACCTGCAGTCAATTCATTTGCCGCCTGCGAAGTCGCCGCCATAGATAAACCGCCGAGTTGCTGATACATTTTTGCATATTGCTGATATGCTTTGTCATTTGCCTTGTCATATTCCCAAGACTTGGCATTTGCAATTTTGTTATACATATCATTCATTTTTTGTGCATAACCGTTTACATTATTTTCAGGTTGCGAATATGCTAACTGTTGTGCAATTTCACGCTGCTGTTTTTGGGCTTCGCTTTCTACATAAGGATTGTTATATTGTTGATATTTGTTTTTTGTATTATTTGAAATTGCCATACTTATCCCTACTTTCCGTTTGCGCCTTTTTTCTTGATTGCTTCAAGAGCGTTATTATTTCTCGCTGTTTCGTTAAGAGCATTAGCAGTGGCAATTGCATTGTTGTTGTATTCATTAGCCCAATTAACCTGACTTTGTGCATTGTTAACTCTTGATTGTGCAGCATTTCGGTTATCGCTCCATAAACTATATTGATTGTTATAATCGTCTTTATAAGCATTGTTAAATACGCTGTAAGCATTATTTGCGGTATTTAATTTATTGTAATAACTGCTTTCTTCAGCTTGCTTTTGATTATTAACAAGATTATATCTATTCTGAAGTTGATTGTACTCGTTTTGCCAATTTGTAAGAGCGTTAGAGCGAAGTTCAATAGCCTTATCACTCAAACCGCCGATTACATTGTTGTATGCCTGCTGCGCAGATTGCTGCGCATAACTGTTGTTGTATCCACCGGTTTTTGCGGCAGCGCCGGCAAGCTGATTTTTCATGGCACTGTTACCGCTTGCCATGTACTGCTGTTTATATATTTGAAAAAGTTGGTCTTTTTCCTGGTCGTAGCTAAAATCACCGTAATTCATCATTTGGTTATACAAATCATCAACCGTTGTTTGAAGCTTTTGCTGTGAAGCGTCAAAGTTTGCTTTTCCCTGTCCGCTAAATAAATCATTCCACTGGCTAAATGCATTATCAGCTTGCGACTTATATCCGGATGTATCGTTGTAGTTGAATTCCCCTATCGAAGCCAACTCATTGTTCGCCTGCGCAAGCTCATTGTTATATCCGGTAACATCAATTGTATTAGCTTTATATGTAGTTGCCGAAGCTTTACTTTTGCCGCTGCTGCTCTTTTTGTTGCTTTTGCTGCTGCTTTTTTTCTTTGCCATAATCTCGCCCCTTTTATATTTCAAATTCTTTAGTAGTTGAATCACTGAATTTCACAGTGATTAAATGTGGCGTAGCCGTTATATCTGTCACATACTTTTTTTCTTCTGTATTGCCCCTGTTACTGTCGATATACTTTTGAAGTTTAACGACAAGCTGTTCAATATAATTAACTACATAAGGCAAATTTCCTGCCGCGCTCATTTTACTTATAATCGGTAATTTCATAATTCGCCACCTACTTCCAAACACTTTGTAAGAGAGTAAATTTTACATTCACCCTCACCTTCAATTTTCAATTTCATATGGTCGCAGCGCTGTGGCCTTATAGGGAAAATAAACGAATTCACTCCTCGCCCGATTATTTCTCTGCCGCAACTTTGCCATTTACCGTTACTGTTATATTGAATATATATCCTTGCCTTTGCTCCCTGGGCCAAATACATTCTCAATTGTAATCTCGAAATGTATTTTTGATTTGGATATGAATATCCGTATATTCCTGTTTCAGCACTCCAACTTACATTATCTTCCTTAACCTCATAATCATTATCTGCATCAATAATTTTTACTTTTGTGTCGGTAACATAATAAAGGGTGTTTCCGTCATTTAAAAATCGAATAATTCTGTCTTCTGCTTCTTTAGTCCACATACCCTTCTTGGTATCGTAACAAAACAGCTCATATTTATTTGTTTTGCAATTTTGCATTGAAACATAATACTTGTTACCCCACGCACCTGCCACAGCATTTTTATATTTTTCTCTGCCAAGCGCCGATGAAATAACAGTTGTGCTTCCGTCATATGCAATAATTCCGTAAACGCTCTTGTAATACAGCACATTATCAATAATCGCAAAACTTCTTTCACTGCCTTTTTCAACACCTTTAAAATTGTTCACTTCCGTATACGAAAACTCACTCGGTGCCGAACCGTACACAATATATAGCGTATCTTCTTTGAAGATAAGAATATTCCCGAGATAATTTACAATTCCTGTAAATTCGCCGTCACTACCTACATTTGCGCTCCAGCTGTCGCTGTTAAGCCCTGAATAATCATAATAATTTGTATAATCACCGAGTGCGGAAGCATATATCTCGTGGCCGTCTTTTTGACATAGCCATACTCTGTTACCGCATAACGCACCGAAAGGTTGCACATTGGGAAACTTCTTTTCGAATGTAATTTCATACTCATTTTCCGAATTACCGAACCCTGTTATCCAACTGTTTTCACTTTCCTCATAGTTAATTAACACAGCCGATAAATCAATGAAATTATTACCGACTTTTTGAATTCTGTAACTGTTACTTTTCAAGTTACCTGTTGCATTATCGTATTCAAACATACCTTTCTTGAATTTTGTTAAATCGGTAATCTGTCCTTTTCCCAGCTTCAGCGACACCTCAACATTGTCGCCTTTGCTGAATTTTTCAAATTTACCTTCGTCATAAAAAGTAAAATTAACATATGTCGATATGTCGCTCCATAATACACTGTTATCTGCTAATTTCACTTTTTTCTGTACAACACCGTTAACAATTCTGTAATCACTTTCGGGATTGAGCTTAAAAAAGCCTGCATTAAATGTATTTTCATCACCGTCGCAGGTATAAATGAAGCTGTTCACGCCGTCGCCTTTTTTAGAAGTAAATGTTTCTTTGTATGCTATTTTTTTTGTTTCGCCGGATTTAGTATCAATAATCACACCGTCAGGAACTACAAGGATTTTAGTGCCGCATTTTATCATTGCTTTTTTGTCGTTATAATCTGATTGTTTTAATACTTCAACATTCTTTAATGTATTCAAATTTGTTATGAGCGCTGATGTCATTGCTATTTTGGTTTTGTTTGGGTAATTCTGTTGCTGAATCACCCAATCATGTTTAAGTTGCGAAAAACTAATTAAAAAAGCATTTTTATTTACATTAGGCCTATCTATATAAGCAGCACCCCAGCCGCTCAATCCTGCAAATTCTGCTATCGTAACTAAATTTCTATCGGTTAATAAGCATTCATAAAAATTACTTGAAAGTTCAATCAATACTTTTTTATCATAAATATCCCAATTAGACGGTGTCAATTCTTCCCAAGTCAAACAATCTTTTCTAAAGTATAGTTCAATGGCCCATATATGCGGTTGTATATAATCATTTGTGCCAATATAACTTCCGTTGCTATTAAAACATACGGCTTTACAAATATTACGATTATTAGACCTAATAAGAACCGAACACCAATATACTCTTTCACTTGCATTATGAACTTTGCCTTCATAGTCAGAATAGTAGTAAAAAGCCGAATTTTTTCCCTTTACAAAAGCACCTTGGTATTCTTCGTAATATTTATTTATAATTGTTTGAACATACGGAACAAGTTCTTCTTCGTTTTCTGCTATACTTTTATTTTTTTCTTTTTCAAATAAACAAAGTAATTTTTCAGACATATCCACTATTTGCATTTCGACATATGATGGACATTCGTAATCTATATGTTGAAAGCACCACGGCTCTAAATGTATCTTACCAAAATCACTTTCCTTATACGGTTCATCAAATTTATGAATTTTATGGTCAAGTTTTTTATCTAAACCTGTCGTGTAAAAATAATGTTCTGTTTCTTTTTCAGATTCATCATTATATACATCAAGCAATGCTTGGGCGGCACTTTTCCAATCTTCAAACTTACCTAAATACTGTGCCTTGCCGCATATTTTTCCCTTTATTTCTTCTTCATTACTTCCTAACTGCCAAGCAGCGCTGTTTTGACTTACATACCATTTTTTATGATACTTGTCCTGAAATTGCTGAAGCGCTGTACAATTTTGAAATTTCCAATTTATATCCGGCTGTGTGCCGTAAAAAACATCACTGTAATATATTTTTATAGTTTTTTCTTTTTTTGCTATAAGCATGGGGAAAGTCCAATCGCCAACTGTTACAACTGCACCTAATGCAATGTCATCATTTTCTGCGAACTCACATGTTCGATATTCGTACCACCGGCCGTTTATGTTGCAAATAGGCTCACCTCTGCCGATAAAGCACCATTTGTCCTGAAATTCTCTTAATAAATGTTCGTTGCTCATTATTGTGCCGGTAATTCTTTCTTCGCCCAGGGATATGAGGCTATCGTTTGTATCTCTAACCACCTGACCGCTAATCTTTGTGTCATTGTTATTTGCCGTACAATTTTGCAACAGCGATACATTTTCATTAACAATAACTGCATCATTTGCATTAACTGAAGTTTTCAAAGTCACTTCGCCGCTTTTAATTGTATTAGAATAATTACTGCTCACTATGCCACGCTTATTTCTTACGCTTGCAACCGGGTAATCGTCAAGCGTCATATTTTTCATGTCATACCAAGCACCGTTTTGCGTGCGTTCATTATGGTCTATACCCTTAAATTCTTCAATATTTTCCTTTGTCACATTATATATGTTAAGTGATTGTGGAAGTTTGCTCATTTTTTCACTCTCCTAAACTCCTAAAGTCTGTAACCGTGCGTTCCTACGGGCCTGTGATTACGATTATAATAAGAAAAATAATTATCATAATAAGTTTGAAACATTGTCATAGCGTTATTCATTCTGTCA